AGCTTTTCACCTTCTTCATACAAATAAAAACCGTGCTTATACTTTCTTAATCGTAATTCATTATACTTATCAAAGATAAACCACTCTTGCGGCTTACCTGTAATTTTATCAGGTCTTAAATTCTTACCATCTTTTTTCCACGTCAACTCAATAACAGAATAACCAAAGAAAATTGCATCCATTATCTCAGAAATTAAATCATTAAAATCTATCTCCTCAAACACCTGCTCTAATTCTTATCTCCTCAAACACCTGCTCTAATTCTGTTTGCAGCTTGCTTCGCGCTATGCCCTCTCCGCTTTGCTGTATTTCATATTCGAGTTGCATTACCTGCATTTTTCTTTGCTGTATAGTAGCCATCAAATGAGGATCAAGAAGCAGATCACGATAAATCTCATAATCATATTCATTCTCAATCAATATCTTATCAGGATCAGGTAAAAAGTTTGTGTAAGTGCTTGTTAAATCAAACAATCACTTGTCATTGCTTTACTTTTTGATAATGCTTTCATTCTATAACCTCATTTTTCTTTTATTTAATACCTGTCCGCCGTGGCGGATTTTTACCTATTGATTCTATTTGCCTACTGCCTATCGTCTATTGCCTACTTTAGAAAACTTCCAATATTTTGATCTAATCCGTCCACGTTCCAGATGAACTATCTCTTTCAAGTCAGGTGCTTTAGTAACTTTCATTGCATTCAAAAACTGAGAAACAGAATCCACCACATCATCAAATTCACCATTTGGAAAATCTGCAATCTCATCAAGAAATTCTTTTAACCAGTATGCTTCTTTTGGTAAATAAGCTTTCCCGGATTCAATTAAAGGAGTAACACTATGCACCCTCGCTATTTTATCATTCTCAACTTTTATTGGTTTAATTGGTAGTATAGTATTTCGTTGTAATTCCTGAATCAAACTTTGCCCGCTTGCTTTATCTTCAATCAGTATTTCATTAACCGAATGTAGTTTCGCAAGCTCAACTACTTTTCGCTTTAGCTCTGGAAACTCAACCCTTCCACGCCATAAATCAATTAAATAAAAACCGGTGTTAGTATAAACCCAAGTCGTACAAACCGAATAATCATTCTCTTGATTTTTCTTAAAAGCAGTATCCCAGCTTTGTACCTTCTTAAATACTTGTTGTCTGTAAATATCATTTTCGTTTTCATAATACTTCCACCAGGTATTTTTAATTATTCCGCTGCTTTCCTTATCTATAAACTTCCCATAAATCTCTTGATCTCTAAGCGCAGGTGAAATCTGTTTTACAAGTTCATCAATATCATTCGGATCAAGCAAAGGATTATCATAAGATGAATAGTTAAATGCCTTCCAATCGCTATGCTCTTTGCTCTTATCGCTCTGCCCTCTGCCATACAACTCATAAAAAAGGTGCTTCTCATTCGTTCTCTTTACACTTTTCCCTTTTGGCGTTCCGCCAATAAGTACATTCGCTCTATAATCTAAGATCATTGGAAGGATGCTCTCATTCCAAAGGCTTCTATTCTTTAGAACAATTCCCGCTTCATTAACTACAATAAGAGCATAACCAAAACCCTCAATGTTTTCTGGATTATCAGCACTTCTAAAATCACAAACAGCTTTACCAATCCTTAACTCATTCCTGTTACCGCGATATTTCCAGTAATTCTTAGGTAATCCTTTAAGCACAGGCACAAAATATCTCTCAACATATCTTTCAATGTTTCCGTAAATAGTATCAACCCAAAGAATTGGAGAAACATCATTAAGCATTTGTTCAATCACATAATTTGCAAACCCACGCGTTAACCCAAAACGCCTTCCTTTAGCAATAACCTTAAATCTCTCAGGTGCATCAAAAATCTCTTTCTGTTTTGTATGGTATCCAATATCTAAAGAAACTTGTTTTTTCATCCTACTCACTACTTACTACTCTCTTCAATCGTTTTACGATTGATCACAATCTCATATTCACCATTCTCATCTATTTTATCCGCTTGCCCCAAATAGTTCTTTCCTAACCAGATCAGCATAGATACATTTCCGGCAAGTGCAACATCAATTTGTTTTCTCTTTAACCGCTGTTTGAGATTAGCCTTCCCTTTTGTAAGAAAAATCTCAAATTTACGTTTTAAGGTATTTTCATCGTAAGCTAAAGCTTCCGCAATCTCTTTATTGGTAAGTCCGTATGATGCAAGTTTTTCAACTTGCTTTTCGATAGGTATTTCTTTTTTAACCCTCATATAAATAACTCCCAGTTAAATACTTTTATTATCCTTTTTTAGTTCATTTTTAGGCACTTGCCTAATATTATAAGGTAATTATGAAAATATTCCTTAATTTATTATATAATTTACTATAATTACTTGACTTATTCAAGCAATATACTTATTTTGCTAATAAGACATACAAATGTATGTGTCATAAATAAAAAAATTAAAATGAGGGTTTTATAATGAAATTTGAAATATTCAAAACAGGTTCACATACCTCAGATAAGGGCATAACTAAAGACTATTCCCTTGACGACCTCAACTTTATAGCACAATCTTATAAACCAGAAGAAGATGAAGCTCCAATTGTTCTTGGGCATCCGGTTGATAATTCACCTGCTTATGGTTGGGTTTCTTCCCTTGAAGTTACTGAAGACGGTAAGCTTGTTGCAGATGCACCCGACGAAAAACTTAGCCCTGAGTTTCTCTCTGCTGTCCAGGAAGGTAGATATAAGAAAAGAAGTATCTCACTTACACCTGAAGGTAAACTTCGCCACGTAGGTTTTCTCGGCGGTGCTGCTCCAGCTGTAAAAGGTTTGGCAGATATTCAATTCTCTCAACCTTCTTCAACTGTAATCGAGTTTGATATAAATTATGACACTCTGGACGCGTCATCCCGAGCGGAGTCGAGGGACGAAGGGCAACAACCAGTGTATGAAGATTCTTCTCTTGATAATATCACAAATCAATTAGCTAATATTTCAGAAACAATAAAACAATTGAACAGTAATTTTACTGAATCCCAAAGCACTGAACTAACAACTAAGTTTAACAATCTTTCATCTGAAATCAATTCACTTAAATCCAAAATCAATAAGTCTGAGTTTGAGAGCCTGTTAGAAAATAAATTGGGAGTAGGCTCTCTTACTCCGGCTATCAAAGATAAACTTCTTGCAGTCTCTAACTTCGCTGAATCACAAAACTTTAGTGCGGATTTTTCTCAGGAGAAGTTTAACAAAGACCTAAATGTTTTATTAACCGATTTAGTCAATTCATTTCCTAAAGTTATCTATTATGAAAACTTTGCCGAGAAACCTGAATTTGAAACAGATAAACTAACAGATGAGTTTGCAAATTATTCCGTTGATGCAGAATCAAAAGCATTGCACAACAAAGCTCTTGCTTTGTCAAAGAAAGAAAACATCACTTACTTAAATGCAGTAAAGAAATTGTCTTTGCAAAATCATTGATCATTATACATTGTACATTATAAATTAATAAATATAACTGGGAGTTATAAATGAGCACATTACAAAAGAAACGAGTCGTAGATCCTGTCTTAACTAACATTGCACGCGGATTTAAAAACGCCTCACACGTTGCAACAAATCTTTTTCCTATCGTTAATGTAAATAAAGAAGGCGGTAAAATTCCGCAGTTCACAAAGGAAGCTTTCAAAATTTACAACACCGAAAGAGCAAAACAGGGATGAAATTGATTTTGTTCTAACTGAACACGATCTTGAGTATCCAATGGATTACAGAGAGCAGGAAGAAGATATTTTTCCTTTACGTCTTCACGCTACTAATGTAGTTACCGATGGAATATCGCTTCGCTTAGAAAAACTTGCAGCGGATATTGCACAAAATCTTTCTACTTATCCAACAGGCAACAAAGTCACTCTTGCCGCAGGTGATAAGTTCACAAACACTTCTTCTAATCCATTTGTTGTTTTCGATACAGCAAAGGAAGCAGTCAGGGCAAAGATTGCACAACGCCCTAATGTTTGTGTTATCGGTGCTTCAGCTTATAATGCACTTAAAAATCATCCTGCAATTTTAGATCGTATCAAATACACTCAAACAGCAGTAATGACACCGGCGCTATTAAAAAGTCTTTTAGACTTCGATGAATTATTTGTTGGTGATTCAGTTTATTCAACCGATGCAGGTGTATTCACAGATATTTGGTCTGATAACGTAGTAATTGCTTATGTACCAAGTGCTAATGCAGATTCACCACGTTCATATTACGAACCGGCATTCGCATACACTCTAAGAAAGAAAAACAATCCTGTTGTTGATTCATACACCGAAGGAGGTAAAGTAGAAATTATCCGTAACACAGATATTTTCATTCCCAAAGTTGTTGGTTCAGATGCAGGTTATTTAATCAACGATACTAATGCATAATGCCAATGAAATCATACATAATTAAAAACTCAGACATAATGCTTAATGGTAAACTAATTCCAGAAGGCAGTACAGTTGAACTCGATGAAAAAGATGCTCAATCTCTTTCAGCTTATCTGGTCACACTGAGCGCGTCATCTCGAGCGGAGACGAGAGACGAAGGTTCAACTAAAAACACAGTTCAAAAAACAAATAATAAAAGGAGTAAATAATGTTAACCGAACAACCCATTCTTATTACATCAATTAAATGTGCCGTAGTTAGTGTTGCAGTAAAAAACAGATTCATAAGTTTTACTGGTGCATACTGCGCCGCTGGTTCTAAATCCCTTGGCGTTTCAAACGCAGATACAAATCAAAATGAAATGATTCCTGTAACCGCTAAAGGCATTGCACTTGTTCAAAGTGCTGATTCAATTGCATTAGGTCGTGCGCTTCAAGCAACAACTGATGGTAAAGCCATTACACAAGATGCAGGTCCGCTTGAAGGATATGCATTGGATGAAGCTTTATCTGCAGATCAACTAATTCGTATTCTTTTAGTATAGGAGTCACAAATGAAGAAAATAAAATTCTTTTTAACATTATTGATTGTTAATTGCACTTTGTTAATTGGTACTGCAAGTGCCCAATGGTGGGTTGATGGTGGAAATCTTATCTGGCCTTACGGCAATGTTAGTATAGGTAAAGATTTAAATATTAATGGTAAGATATATATGGATAGACCGGTCGTTGATCGTAATACCAATGTTTTCAAATCAACTGTTTCAGATAGTTTAGGTGTATCATTACAGTATGCTACAAGCGCAACTGGTACAGGCGTAGTTGTTGATACTTTTACTGCAAAAAATTTGTGGTGGAATGGTCTTATGGGTTCTGAAAATTTTGTTGAGATAAGCCAAACTGCTGGTGGTCATTTTGATGATAATTTTGTTGCGGGTGGCGTTACAAATTCTGTTAATATTCTTAAAACTGAAGGTGATACAGTTTCAGAATGCTATGGTTCCAGGAGTCGCATTTTTACTGGTTCTTCTAATAATTATGTTAAAAATTATTATGGGTATTTAGCATCAATTGGTTATTGGGTTAACTTAAATATGCAAAATGTTTATTCTTTTTATTCAGATGGCGTGTTTTTTAACGCACATTCTAATACAACTAATTTTTATCATTTTTATGGTGATGGTGATTATCCTTCTTATTTTGGCGGTATAGTTGAAGCCAAGGAATTTAAGTTATCTGCATTATCAACAACACCTCCTTCTTCAATTTCTGACACTGGTACTTTAGGTGAAATAAGAATTACCTCAACCTATATTTATGTATGTGTAGCTACTAATAGTTGGAAAAGAATCCAACTAACAACTTGGTAAGTATTAATTTCTTGCAGGGTCTCAAAACCCTGCAATGTCATTAGACCAGCATTTTTTAATTAATTTAAATTGTAGTTATTTAACTTTATCTTTTAGCTTTACTCTTTTAAAATTTTACCATACATTTGTATAGTATGGAAAAGAAAGAATTTCAATCTCAATTATTTCGCAGAAAAATCAA